GAGAAAAATAAAAAACTCTTTTATAATATAAAAGAAGTTCGATTTGAGAAATATTATTACTCAAAATCAAAAGATGAACTTGACAAAAACAAGAAAATTTTACAAGAAATAAAAGAAGATCTCGTAGAAGAAGAAAATGTAAGTAAATCGTTTTCTATATTCGAATCTGAAACTCAAGATCAGAATACCTATATAGAACTCAGTACTCACATAGTTCAGAATTTTGTATGATCTTCTTCGGATTGCTTGACATGTCCAGCGATCTGTGCTAAGATACGACTCGATCTAAGGATCGTAACAACAACTCGCCCGAAAAGGGTGTAACGGAGAAAAAACAATGGCTATTGATATTAGTAAAATGCGCAACAAATTGAATACCTTGAAAGGTAAAGGCGGTCAACTCGCTAAGTTCTGGAAACCACAGTCAGGAACTCAGACAATCCGTATTCTTCCAACCGAAGATGGAGATCCATTCAAATCTTTCTTTTTTCACTATGGACTAAATAACGAAAGTGTTATGTGTCCAAAGCACAACTTTGGTGAAGAGTGTGCTGTATGTGACTTTGTATCAAAACTGTATAATGATGGAGATGAAGAAAGCCGTGAAATGGCAAAGAAACTTGTACGAAAACAACGATTCTTTTCCCCAGTCCTAGTTCGTGGAGAAGAAGGAGAAGGATCTCGCGTTTGGGGATACAGCAAGACAGTATATCAGACTCTTCTAGAAACAGTTCTAAATCCAGATTATGGCGATATTACAGATGCAGAAAATGGCGTAGATATCGATCTAAGGTATGAAAAGACAGCGGGTAAGTTATACCCAGAAACTACTCTAACATTCAAGAGAAAGAGTTCTATGCTCTGTGAAGATGTTGGAGACGAAGAGTGTCAACAACTACTGGAAACCATTCCAGACTTTGACAAACTTCACAAACGACGAACAAGTGAAGAAGTTCAATCTTTGCTAGATAGCTTCTTGTCTTCTGACGGTGAAGATAAAGAAGAAACCGAAAAGTATGGAGCTTCAACAAAATCTACATCCAATCTAGACGATGCTCTTAACTCACTTTTGGATTAAAAACTAGTTTTGGTTGATATATACTAACATAACACCGGTTGAGATCGTTTGGTTTTGGCCGGTGTTTTTTTTAATCGGAATAATAGGAGAAAATTTAATATGAAAAAACAAGCTGAAAAAGCTGGTAAGCTATCGGTGCGCGATTTGCAAGCCATGCTAAACAAAAAAGCTGGTATGAATATAGTACACAGCTTAAAAGAAGATAACCCAACAGAAGTAAAACAATGGATTCCAACAGGTTCAACTTGGTTGGATTCTATTATTTGTCGTGGAAAGAAAGCCGGATTACCGGTAGGTAAAATAATTGAATTGGCTGGAGAAGAAGCCACAGGCAAAAGTTATATGGCCGCTCAGATTGCCGTGAATGCTCAAAAGATGGGTATTACACCGGTTTATCTAGATAGTGAGTCTGCAATCTCTCCAGAGTTTCTAGAGAGTATGGGGTGTGATTTAGATAACTTCCCTTATGTTCAAGCAGTCAGCGTAGAAAAGACTCTTGAGATAATTGAAGATCTACTAAAAACAGCAGATCGTCAATTTTTATTTATCTGGGACTCAATGGCACTAACTCCAACAACAAGTGATATTGAAGGTGATTTTAATCCGCAATCATCGATGGCAGTTAAGCCAAGGATCTTGTCGAAGGGACTATCCAAGTTGCTTATTCCTATAGCACAAAGTCAATCAACCTTGTTGATTTTAAATCAGCTAAAGTTGAATATTGGAGCCGAAGGAAATCCAAAGTATATGACACAATCACAGAAGTTCTTTACTCCAGGTGGTAAAGCCCTTGCTTATGCATATAGTCTTCGCATTTGGTTGACAGGAAGCAAAGCAAAAGATAGTTTTGTGTATGATGATAAGGGTTTCCGCGTTGGCTCTCTTGTAAAAGCGAGATTGGAAAAAAGCCGATTCGGTTCTCAAGGTAGAACATGCCAATTTCAGATTCTATGGGGTGATGGTACTGGAGTTCTAGATGATGAATCATTATTTGAAGCTTTGAAGGGTTCTCCTCACTTAGTTACTGGAGCATGGAACACTCTTAGCTTTGCTGATGGTACAGAAGAAAAATTTAGAACTGCTGAATGGGCAGAAAAAATGCAAGAAGAGCGTTTCCGAAATCGTATTATGGAACTTGTAGATGAAGAAGTTGTCCGTAAGTTTGATGATAGGACTGGAGATGCAAAAGAGTTTTTTGATATAGAAGAAAAACAAGCCGATGCATAAGACATAGTGCTTGACTTTTTGGGAAGCCCGTGGTAGAATGATCTCCACGGGTTTTTTCCCTTAACTAAGGAGGCAAAGTATGAACTACTTTGATTTTGTA